ATTGTTCTGCAACTAATCTGGTAACTGCTTTTACATCTAATTGATTAGTCATATCTTCTTTAACTTTTTCAATTTCTCTTGCTAATTCTAAAGCTTTATCCCTTTCAAAAAGTTCTCGCATAATTTTACCCATGGTCTTTTACTCCTTTCTAACTTAATTCCATTACTATTTTGTAATAGTATTACATCCATACACCCACCTCCTTAGTTTTATTAATTGTTTCGTAAATATAGCCTTATCCTTAGTTAAGTATCTTGTAATAGCCATAAGACTTAATATTATTAATAGGTATATTCCTATTCCAGAACTTATCTTAAGTAAAGCTAGAGCGTATATTTTAGCTACATACAACATCTTAAGAACCTTCTGTATATTCAAGTTCTGTAACTTTTACTGGATTAAGTAATTCATATATTTTAGTCATACTCATATTTATATAAGCTCTATTTTTATCAATCCAAAAATCTTCTGTTTCCCCTTCATCTGGAGCATACAAATCTATCTCTAAATCTATTTCTCTATTATCAAATGTGTGTATCTTTGCATAAGTAAAATCTACGAAATCTACTGCAACTTCACCATTTACTATAGGTAATAACCCTAAATAAATATCATCTGATATAAACTCAACCCTTCTTATATCCTTTATATTAATAACTGTGTCATGAACTTCTAAAAATCTTTCCATATTAAATTACCTCCTCAAAATCTACTTGATTATTTACCTGTACAATTTCATCCCTTAATACTGTAGGTAATATATAATTTTTAACTAACTCTCTAGCTTTACTTAATTGACTTCTCTTTATAGCTTCATATCTAGTAACTCCAAACTCTCTTTTAAGTTGATGCTGAATATCTGCATATACTCTTCCTCTTAAGGAATTATCTTTATAGGCAGCACTCTTATATCCACCTAGGTGTATTATTCCTATTTTCCTTACCAATGCTTGAAGTTCTTTACACTCGATATTAAATAGTGGACTATTACCTTTAAAATCATTAAAATCTTCCTTAAGTTCTGCAACTTCTTCTTTAACTTCCTTTGCATATCTAAATTGAAGTTCTAGAAGTTCTTCTGTAGATAGTTTCTTAACTACTTTCTTGGATCTAAAATAGTTATTAACTAATTCTCTTTGAAC